TATAACGACCAGACTATCGTGTTTACTGGTGGCGCTCTTGAGGGTCAGTCTAGAATCATCACAGGCTATGACGGAACGACAAAGCGAATCACGGTCGAAGAGGCGTTTTCGTTCGCGCCGAGCAACACCGACGACTTCGACATCACTGCCCAGCACGTACATCCAGTTAGCCAGATTGCTGACGGCGTAGGTGATAACACCAAAGTTGTCGACATCTTCCGTCGCTTAGACCTAGATACCGCAGTGCCTAACACGCACAAGAACGACAACACTGAGATTACAAACTCAGAATTTGACTTGACGACTACTGACAACGGTGACGGCACTTACACCGTGACGCGAACTAATAACCCGTAAGAGGCTAATTATGATCACCGACCCACAAGCAATTCGATTCAGCAATGACACATTGCGCACGTTTGCTGACGCCTACGTTGGCGCATACCAGCGAGCAAAAGAAATCCAGATCCGTTGGGCAAGCGAAGGACTGGCATCGAAGCTGCCCGAGACTGCCGAAGAGTTAGATGACGGCGCGCACGTTGATGGGCGGACCGTGGTTACTGGCGCAGACGCGAACGACATTGTCGACGCGGCCAACCAGCTAGTTGCGTCGTTAGACGCGAACTCTATGGAGTTACTGCTCAGACTTAGCAAGTATTCCGTTAATCCCCGGTAGATTCGTATGGCTGTCACCGCATATCCGACTGTTGTTTTTGATGTAGCAAACGGCGCTGACGCGCCGAGCGCGTCTGGTGCGGGTCCAACAACCGCGCTCACTGGCACTTCAGCAAGCACAGACGCATCGACAGGTACGGTAGTGACTCTTGACGGTTCGCCCGACCTATCCGGAGTAGCAACAGACGGTTCGCACGTTATCTACCTCAACGATACAACTGTGGGCAATCGCCGATGGGCTGCAATCAACGCGGTCGACAACACGGCTAAAACCGTCACTGTCGAGCAAGCATACGCATTGTCTTTAAGCGGATTGTCTTGGGCGATTGGTGGTGAGTTGGCGGGTATTGATAACGCCAACGCCCGTATTCTTTGGGAAAATAACGGAACAACAGGGGACGGTGCCTTAAATTGGTCTTTTGGACTGGAACCTGGCGAGCACGTTTTAACGAGCGGTTTACACCTTAGACCGCCATCCGATTCTACGCATACTGGAGGCTGGCGCTTTTTCGGAAAAGACGGCGAAGGGCATATCAGTGCAAATAGGCCAACAAACTTTGGTTTTGAAGTAGCCGTCGAGTATTTCGGATCTAATATTAGCCTGTTGTTTGACAACATCTTCTTTGAGTCAAACGGCACGGAGGCACTTAGTAATCTCCTTTATGGCGGCAGCAACACCGATAACCGTCTCACTGTTCAGCGTTGCCGATTCAAAGGCTATGACACATCTAGGCCACCGACATCGGGGAATATTTTTGAATCTGCAATACAAGTTAAATTTCCTACCCGTTCAATCTTTTCGTTTATTGATTGTCATTTTAAGTATATTAGAAGTAATTGCATTACTTCGGCTGACGGCGCGTCCACCCATACTCCAATTTATTGCAAAAATCTTTATTTTGAAGGTTGTAACGAACCCTTTGAAGGGGCGTCGTCCTCCAGACGTATGCTAAATTACGAGATGCAAAATTGCGTATTTGATAATTGTGGCCGCACTGATCAAGCCGCTCTTCACATTAACCCAGACAGCTCGTTCGGGGGTAAAACCGTCAGCGTAGTTAACTGCACGTTCTACAATTCCGTTACGGACGACATATACATTAACAGGGAAGCCGTCGGTTGCGTCATCCTTAATAATATTTCAAGCAACGCAGGTGGGCATTTTCTGGCAAGCGATGCGTCTGGGATTGGCCCGAGCTTGCAAGGGCTTGTTGACTATAATCTTGTTTATCAACCTACTTCGGGCAAATTTGATTCGGGTATTAATGATCCAAATAATTTGTGGGGTCAGAATGATCCAACTGCCGCTGACCCATTGTTTGTTGACAAGGCCAATGGCGATTTTCGCTTAAGCGCTAATTCGCCTGCGATTGGAGCGGGGTTTCCGAACATTGGCAGCACAGGCCAAACCTCTACGACCAGTTACATAGATCTGGGCGCAGCGCAACGCCAAGAAACAGGCGGCGGCGGGGGCGCAGACGCAGTGTTGGTATCCCAAGGCTTGCACTCCATTGACGCAGGAATTACCGCATGAGAATCCCAAGCGGCGTAACGAGCCAGTACATTTATTTTGTCGCGGTTGATTCCACGGATCTAAAAACTCGCGAAACCGGATTGTCCACGTTCACGGTTTACTATTCGCGCAACGGTGGAGTCGCAACTGCAATGACTACGCCGACCGTGTTTGAGACTGACAGCACAAATATGCCTGGTGTTTACGAACTTCTCGTTGACGAGGGCACAACGATAGATTCTGGCTTTGACTCGCAGGAAATGGTGTTCCACATCACCGCGACAGGTATGGCACCCGTTACGCGCACGATTGAAATTTACCGCCCAAAAGCAACCATTGGCGAAACAATTGGTGTCAGCGGTGGCGCAGTAACCAATGTGGGCACGGTCGCAACTAATAGCGACAAAACGGGCTACACCATCAGCGGCACGAAAACGACGCTAGACTCACTCAACGACATTGCAGCAACCGATATTGTCAGCGGCGGGGCCATCACGACCAGTGGCGGTGCAGTCAGCAACGTGACGACTGTGGCGACGACCACAACGAACACCGACATGCGAGGCACCGATGGTGCTTACACGGGGACGCCGCCTACGACCGCGCAGATTGCCGATGCCGTGCTCGATGAGGTATTGAGTGGTCACGTTACGGCAGGTACTTTGGGTAAGGCGATTGCGGACATCGAGGCTGACACCAACGAGTTACAAACTGACGACGTGCCGGGGCTAATTGCCGCGCTCAACGATATCTCTACCGTGCAAGTAAATGCCGAGGTCGATACCGCGCTTGCGGACTATGATGGGCCAACAAAAGCGGAACTGGACGCGGGACTTGCGGCACTGAACGACGTGTCCACGACCGAGATTCTCGGAATGGTCTATGAAGGCACCGAGGACTTCCAAGACTTCTTGCGCCTAACTCGTGCAGTACTGCTTGGGAAGACCAGTGGTGCAGGCACAGGCACAGAGAATTTCCGCGACAGGGCGGACCTTAAGAACCGCGTTACATCGACCATTGACAGCAATGGCGACCGCACAGCAATAACGACCGACGCGACGTAATGTGCTTAAGCATCTTGGTCAAAAACATTTTGATGCTGGGCAGTTCGGGCAGCAGCACTTATCGCCTGAGCCGCTCACGGGTTCGGTTGCTCGACTTCAGCACCCGCGTCTTGCGCATTTGGGGCAGAAGCATTTTGACCAGCATTATTTTGGGGTGGCGCTATCTGGTGCTACACCTCCGTCTGGGCAAGTCGGGGACACATTCCCGCTTGGCTGGAAGAGTAATTTTGCATACTCGACGTTTGCACTTGGCTGGCGCGGCGTCACCGTTGTTACCACGGGAGTCAGCGACTGGATTATCCGTGTTCGCAGGAGACGTAGATCATGACTGTTAGTAAGGCGCAAATCTGCAATCTTGCGCTGGCTCATATTAACCAGACGCAAACGACGGTTAGCAACCTGGATACCGACTCAGGCACGACGGCTAGTCAGTGCCGGATTCACTACGACGTTGCGCGTAGGTTTGTGTTGTCTGACTTCACTTGGAGCTTTGCAACCAAGCGCGTTGCTCTGGCGGATATTGGCTCGCCGCCGCCTGAGTGGCTGTATCGGTATGACTATCCTAGCGACTGCTTGAAGTTCATGGACATTCAGCGGCTGACCAGGACTGACCTGCCTATCGAGTTTTCGGTTGAGGCGGAGGCTGACGGGTCTGGGCTGTCAATTCTGACAGACACTGATGATGCGACAGGCATCTATATATTCGACGTTGAGAATACATCGTTATTCAGTCCTAGCTTTGTTACGGCGCTGTCTTGGTATCTGGCCTCTGAACTGGCGCCTAGTCTGTCTGGGGATATAGACCTGCAACAAGCGGCTCTGACCGTCTATAGGCAGACTCTTATGGCAGCTCAGGCTATCGACAGTCGGCAGAGTGGGCGTGGAGTCGAACTAGATGCGCCTTGGGAGCGCGGTCGCGCATGACTATTAGCATCCCTCAGATTAACTTTGGCGGTGGCGAACTCTCGCCTAACACCTATGCTCGGGTTGATATCGGCAAGTTTGGGCAGGGTGCAAAAACGCTACGCAACTTCTTTGTTCGCGCAGAGGGCGGCGTGTCCAACAGACCTGGCTTTGAGTATGTAAAGGAGGTCAAGGACAGCACAGAGACGGTGCGGTTGATACCGTTTGAGTTCAACGACGAGCAGAGTTATGTGCTTGTGTTTGGCGACCAGTACATGCGCGTTGTAACGAACGCCGGGACTGTGCTTGAGGCTAGCCAAAACATCACGGGTGCAACGCAGGCCAACCCGGTAGAACTGACGGTAACGGGTCACAGTTACAGCACGGGCGATGAGGTGTTCATCTCGTCCGTTGGCGGCATGACTGAACTGAACAGCAGGTTCTTCACTATCACCAGCACTGGGGCCAACACGTTCACGCTTGACGGGGAGGACGGCACGGCTCATACGGCGTACACCAGCGGCGGCACAGTCGCTCGCGTATTTGAACTGACCACGCCCTACCTTCAGACAGAGCTTGAGACGCTCAAATTTCGCCAGTCTAACGACGTTCTCTTCATGGTGCACCCTAACCATGAGCCTCGCAAATTAAACCGCTTAGGGGCGGCAAACTGGACGCTCACGGTGACTACCTTTGCGCCTAATCAGGCAGCACCTACGGGGGTCACGGTCACGCCGCAGGGCGCCAGTGGTTCGACGACTTATGAATATCAGGTCACGGCTGTTGCTGAGGAGACGTTAGAGGAGTCTCTGGTTGCTAGTGGCAGCACGTCTACGGGTAACGCCACCCTATCCAGCACGAACTTCAACCGAATCACATGGACGGGGGCTAGTGGTGCCGAGCGCTACAACGTCTACAAGAGGGACAACGGGCTCTATGGGTTTATCGGTTCGACTGAGACGCTCCAGTTTGACGATGACAACATCGAGGCTGACACCCTAGATACCGCACCAAAGGCTCGCAATCCGTTTAGCGGCGCTGGAAATTATCCAGGTGCTGTAGGGCTCCATGAGCAGCGCTCGGTGTATGGCGGGTCCATTGATTCGCCTCTGACTGTCTACATGTCGCAGACCTCCCAGTTCGATAACTTCAACGTGTCATCGCCAACTCGCGAGAGTGATGCGGTTACCTTTAGGCTGATTACAGGCCAAGGCAACACGATTAGGCATATTCGGAGTTTTGAAGATAGGCTGTTTGTCTTCACGTCTGGGGTCGTCTGGAACGTGCAACCGGGTGGTGACGTTGATGCGATAACACCAACCAGCAAAAAGATTCGCGTTGAAGAATACTTGGCCTCAACCGATGTTCCGCCTATCACTATCAAGAAAAACATCCTGATGGTGTCGGGTAAGCAGAACAGGGGCTTTGAGGTTCACACGCTAGGGTACTCGTTGCAGACCGACAGTTACGCAGGGTCTGACCTGACTGTCATATCCAGGCATCTGTTTGAGGGGTTCACTATCAGAGAGTGGGCTTATGCCGAGCGACCCTACAGGCTTGTTGCGGCGGTTCGGGATGACGGCGACATCGTTGTTATGACGTACCTGCAAGAGCAGCAGATTTTTGCTTGGGCAAGATGGGAGACTCAGGGCGAGTTTGAAAGCATTTGCGTTGTCCCAGAGGGCCAGGAAGACGTCATCTATGTGGTTGTGAAGCGCACTATCAATGGCGTGGACAAAAAGTACATCGAGAGGCTGCATACGCGGTCGTTCTCGACCATTGAGGACGCTTTCTTTATCGACAGTGGGCTTACCTATGACGGGTCGCCTACGACGACTCTGAGCGGTCTTGACCACCTTGAGGGCGAAACCTTGGTGGCACTGGCTGACGGTAACCTAGTGACCAATCTGACGGTGACGTCTGGTGCCGTAACGCTGCCTAATGAAGCGAGCAAGATTCAGATCGGATTGAGCTATGACGCCACGATGGAGACGCTGCCTCTGAACATCGTGCAGCAAGAAGCAACGATAGACCGAAAGAAGGTGGTCAAGGACATCGTTGTTCGGGTGTTGGACACACGGGGCATATTTGCTGGGTCCAGTGCGACGGCTCTGGAGGAGTATCCATCAAGGTCTACGGAATTATGGGGCGACCCGGCGGCAACGTTGTCAGATGTCATACGAGTCCCAGTGTCAGGCGACTGGGAGCGCGATATTGGCGTGACCATCAAGACCGAGGCGGCGCTACCCATGACGCTGTTGTCAGTCATACCAGGGGTCAACATTGGTCGTTGAGTACACGATAAGCAAGGCGACGGCTGAGGATGCCGCTGAGATGGCCCCCAGCATGCGTCAGGTCGACGTAACGGAGCTTGCCGATGGTTGGGGCCTAAGTCCCATTCGGGCGCTGTCAGGGAGCGTTGAGGCGTCTTCTCGGGCGTTCACGGCAAGAGCGAACGGAGAGATTGTGTGCATGTACGGCGTAGGCAGGTCGTCGCTGATATCCCCTAGCGGGGTCATCTGGATGCTCGGCACTGAACTGGTCAACACGCATGCGCGTCAGTTTCTGCGCAGGTCTGCCAGTCAAATGGCAAGACTCGGTGAAGGGTTCGCGTTTTTGGAGAATTATTGCGACAACCGAAACACGTTGACAATTCGGTGGTTGCGATGGTTAGGGTTTACAATTAACAAACCTCAGCCATACGGGCTTTATGGTAAGCCTTTTTGTCACTTTTGGAAGGCTGTTTAGATGTGTGAGTTAATTTCAGCAGCAACGATGTCGTCCGCCTTTGGCGCAGCGATGCCATCATTGTCAGTCATGAATGTCCTGAGTGCAGCCAGTACGGTGCTTGGCGCAGTTGGTGCTGCTCGTGAGTCCCAGGCTCGAAGGGATGAATCAGAATATCAGGCGGCGGTTGCTAGGAATAACCAGATTATTGCCGAGCAGAACGCGCTGGCGATTGAGCAACAAGGCAGGCAGGCCAAGGCGCAGGAAAGAGAACGCGCTCAACAGTTGCGCTCACGTCAACTCGTGACGCTGGCTGGTCAGGGCGCAGATGTCGGAACAGGGTCTGCTGTCGATTTATTGGCAGACACGGCAGCGGCTGCGCAACGTGACCGAGCAATCATGGCGGCTGACACGGCGCGGCAGGCGTACAACGTTCGCGCACAAGGCGCTACTCAGGGCGCTCAGGCGCAACTACTTGAAACACGAGCCAAGGCAGAGAGCCCGTTGATGGCGGGTGTGACGTCGTTTGTAGGCAACGTCGCCCCTATCGCGTCCAAATGGTATAGCAGAAAGCCTGCTGTAAACCCCTACGCACCAGCCTTCGCGACTGGGCCTGAGTATTTATATTAAGAGATAATCATGGCAAAAGTCCCTACGGCTAGAAGCCAGCGCATAGGCACGCAGGTTACCCAAGCCCCTCAGACGCCGTTTCAGTCTGTTTCGACAAGCCCCGATATGTTTGGCGCTACGCAGGCCCGTCAAATTGCTGGATTGGGCTCGGCGCTAGGCGCTTTTGCGCAACCCTTCTTGCAGGCAGAGGCGGAAGAAAGGGCCAGGATTGAAAAGCAGGCGTATCACCGCTCTTTGGCTCAGTACAAAAGTCAGTTTCTTACCAAGTACGGGGAGCGTCTTGCGTCAGGACATGAGAACTTGGCGGTAGATGCGCAGGCTTTAAGTGAGCAGCTAAAGCAAGAAGTCGTTGGCGCTGCGCCTGCGTCTATTGCTGAGGCGTTGGCTGCACGTATAGATGAGTTCCATCTGAGTCGCGTCCCGTACATCAATCAAGACGAAAGAAAAGGATATGTTCAGCAAGGCAGAACAGACCTAAGCGAAGCGCTGCTGGAGTTCAAAGGCGCATACGACTCGGCAACGGACAATGATGCTAGAGATAGCATGGCGGCTGACATAAAAAGCGCGCTTGAAGATGCGGAGGAAGCGGGGCTTATTGAGTCGGCAGAGTTAGAGTTTGACAAGCAAATGTCTTCGCTTGATGAAGCGCGTGCTCGTCGTTTACTAACAGATGACCCGGCAGCCCTTGTTGATGCAATTGAAGCGGGTGAGTTTAAGCACGTTCGAGAAACAACCTTGGCTTCGCTTAGGGACCGTGGAATAAAGTATCGTGATGCGGAGATAGCGCGTCAAGAAAAACAACGTCAGGCAGAAATAGCCGCACAGGCGGCGGATGAAAGAGAAAGGATTAGCGCCGAAATTGAAGTTGGGGTTTCTCGCGGCCAAATAGGCCAAGACCAATTAGACGATTATCGAAAACGCGGAGTCATCACAGACAGCCAGTGGGCTAGGCTTACGAAGCAAAGTGACAAGATACAGAAAGAAATGTCGAGCCGCGCTGCGCGAGCTGAGTTAGTGCGTTCTTCTAGCGCTGGCTCCGGGCGGCTTTATCCTAATATTCCAGACCACAGAAAAGCGGTTGATGAAGAGTTTTTGCGGATTCAAGAGCGGGACCAAAATAAACCCGTGGAAGAGCAGCTAACCAATGTTGTCAATCTGATAGATCGAACCGGGATTATGCCTTCGTCATTAAAAAGCGATTTGTCTGTTATTGCCACTTTAGACAATGCGGACAGTGTTCAAATGGCTTACGACTTGTTTTCAAGATTACAAGCAAAAAGCCCAGGCATAGTATCAACTCAATTAGACCAAAAGACAGTTGCTTTTTATGGTGTATATGGAGACAAAGTAAAGTACCTGGATAAAAAATCAGCCCTAGATGCCACCAGAAATCAATTATATGAAACAAGTCCTGCTAAAAAACAAGAGCGCCGAGAACTTATAGCTGACGCAACGAAAAAAGCTCCTGCCCTGTTGGAAGAACTTGTAGAGCAAGATTACGACGGGTTTTTTAAGTATTGGCTTGAGACAGCCCCGCAAAACCGAATCCCAGACGCAATGCTTATTGACTTCAAGACGTTATTTGAAGTGTTCATCGAGAGTACAAATGGAGATGTAAAGAAGGCATCAAGATTGGCCTATAACAGCCTTAAAAACCAATGGGGAGAAACCAAAATAAATGGCAAGTCAGAGCTTGTTCGGGATCCAGTAGAAGTCTTGCACCCAGCCGGGCCAGAAGACAAAGACTGGATGAGGGAGCAGGCTTTAGAAGACTTGACCCCTTTAACTGGCGGCAGGGAGTTTAGGATAGAGCAAGATACTCAGACGCGTAGAACGAAAGAAAACAGCTACGCCGTTTTTGTGATCAACGAAAATGGACTTAAAGAAATACTCATGGGAGAGGACAATCAGCCTGTTCGTTGGTATCCAGACTGGCAGCGCTCGCCTGAGTTCAAGAGAAGACAGCAAGAAGACGAAGCGGCTGTGGATAGGGCAAGAAGGGTCCGCGCAATGGAAAAAGAAATAGAGCAGCGTCCGCCCTTTATTACCGTTCCGCCATCACTAAACTAAGCGCGCACCACTTATGCCAATCATATATGAAAAAGAGTCAGCGGTACTTGGCATGCTACCGCCTGCGGACTTTTACAGAACAGAGACTGAAGAGCAAGACCCTGCGGTTTTTCAAGTTATAAAAGCCGCGCTTTCAGTAGAGAACTCGCTGGGCTCTTTCCTAGTTAACGAATCTATGCCGCAGTTCCCTATCGACACTGAGTACAATCCCTATGACCGAGAAAACTCTGACATTGTAGGTTACGAGTTTTATGCGGATGCGTTCACTGGCTCTCAGTCTCGTGAGCAAACGGCTTGGATTAAGCAGAAAATAGACAGAGAAATACAGGACAGGCAAGTCATAGAGGCAGGCGGAGCTTGGGGTTTGGTGTCCAGCATAGCCGCTGGTCTTTTTGACCCGATATTCCTGCCTCTCACTCTAGCCCCTGGCGGTGTATTTATTCGTTCAGGTCAGGCACTGCAATCCGGTGTGCGTCTCGGTGCTGCTGCTGGGTCGCTGGAGGCTGTTGCGGAGGTAGCAAAGCAAGAGACTCAGCTAACAAGAACGGGCCTGGAATCTATAATCAACATTGGAGGCGCTACTTTTCTTAGCGGTGTTCTTGGCTCTAGCGCATCTGCTCTCAGTCGTAGTGAGTTTAATGCTCTTGCCCAGCAGACCAGTGATTATCTTTCTGAGAGCGGCCCCAGGTCTATAGGTGCAGCCCAGGCGCAACGCCTTAGTCCTGAAGACACAAGGATGATTGGCACTGGCACCTCGATTGAGAAAGTCGGCGTCAACCCAGAATTGCGCGTGGCAGCGTCTGAGTCTAAGGCGGCTCGCGAGACGATGTATCAGCTTGTCGAGTCCTCAATCTACACCCGAGGCATGGCTGAAGGCGAGGTCATGGCCCCACCAACAGGGGCGGTTGAGACTAGGGTAAAGCGATGGGATGCGAATCTAGGCTCGTCTCTTGAGCAGATGGACAAGTTCTATCTGGATTATCGAAAGCAAGCCCCCGGCCTCGCTTCTAGCTACGCATTGAAAGCCAAAGATTTATTCGGCGCACGAGCGCGGTCAGGTCAATACACGCCTGCCCAGTTTCGCGAGCAGGTGGCCTATGCTATGCGTCGTGGGGATGCTCACGAAATACCGCAAGTTGCGCAGGCGGCAAAAGCATTTCGGCAGCAGCTATTTGATCCACTCAAGAAGTCTGCGCAAGAACTTGGGCTCCTGCCTGATGATGTCGCAGTCTCTACAGCACCAAGCTACCTGACGCGTGTGTGGAACGTGCAGATGATTGAGGCTCGACGCCCAGAGTTTGAGCGAATTTTGTCTAACTGGATTGTTCGGTCGGGTGGCGATTCGTTAGAAGCCCCTGATGCAGCCAGGGAGATTGTCAACAACATACTTGGTGCCCCCGGAGGCCGCATCCCGCTTGAGGTCATGCCTAAAAAGCCAGTGGCTAAAGCGGGGCCATTAAAAGAACGAGTGTTGCTTATTCCTGATAATCTCATAGAGGACTTTCTTGATAACGATATAGAACGAGTAGCGCAGTTCTACAAGCGCTCACTTGCGCCCGAGGTTGAGCTAGTCAGAACGTTTGGCGATAAGGATATGCGTGGCGCTATTCAGGCCATTGACGATGACTATGCCCAGCTTCGCAAGCAACTAGATGAAAGGGAGTTCAAAACAGACAAGGCGCGAGACAAGGCCCAGATAAAATTGGATAGAAGGCGTGCTGCAAATATCCGAGACATCGAAGCGATGCGCGACCGTTTGCTAGGCACATACGGGGCGCCAGCAAACCCAGACGGCTTGCTTGTAAAAGTGTTTGATGGAGCTAAGAATCTTAACTACGTGTCTAAGCTAGGCGGCCAAACGCTGGCTGCAATGGTTGACGTCGCCAGGCCAGTTTTTGTGACTGGCATTGCTCCTATGGCAAAAGGACTGGGTAGCCTTGCTATTGCACCCAAAAGGTTTGGCATGGCTATGCGCGAAATCAAAGCGGCAGGAACTGCGTGGGATATAGTCCTCAACACTCGCGCAACCTCTTTTGCTGAAATTACAGACATGTATGGTAGGCAGACAGTATACGACAGAAGCCTAAGAGCCTTAAGCAACAACTTTAGCGTGCTTTCTTTAATGGCTCCTTGGAACGCTGCAATGAAGCAGTTTTCTGGCGCGATAATTTCTACCAATATGTCAAGAGTAATAAAGCGAATTGCTGCCGGGGAAAACGTATCAGCCGCGCAAAGAAAAAGGCTGGCCTTGTCTGGTATCAATGAGGACATGGCAAAACGAATTGCTGTTCAACTTAACGAGCACTCATCAGACAGTCGCGGGATTTTACTTTCTGGCGCTGACAAGTGGGATGACCTTGACGCAATAGACGCATGGAGGTCTGCTGTGGTTAAGGATGTAGACAGGTCAATCATTACGCCCGGAATTGGCGAGCGCCCACTATGGATGTCAAACCCAACCGGGCAAGTTGTAGGTCAGTTCAAATCATTTGCTTTCGCATCAACAAACAAAATACTCGTTTCTGGTCTTCAGCAAAGAGACTTAGCTGCCTTAAATGGAGTGTGGCTTATGCTCGCCTTGGCATCTGCGAGCTACGCGTCAAAACAATTTACTGCCGGAAGACCAATCAGTGACGATCCCAGAGTCTGGATAATGGAAGCCGTAGATAGGTCTGGAATGCTAGGCTACCTATTTGACATCAACAACATTGTGGAAAAGGTAACGCGTGGAACTATTGGCGCATCTGCTTTAACTGGTGGCCCCCAGATGTCTAGGTATGCGTCTAGAAACGTAATAGGATCTATTCTTGGCCCTAGCCTTGGAGCTTTTGAGGATGTTCGCCAAGTCGTGTCTGCTGTATCAACAGGCGACGTAAGCGAATCAGACATTCGGGCTATGCGAAAACTCTTACCTTATCAAAACTTGTTTTACATTCGGCGGCTGCTTGACTCGGTGGAGCAGGATGTTAACCAACAAGTAGGCACTAATTAAGCTACTGACGACGAGCAAAACCAATGACCATAACCAGCACTTCCCCAAGGGAAATTAAGAACGGAAACGGCACGGCGACCGTATTCTCATTTACGTTTGTGGTCAATCAGGCGAGCGACCTTGTGGTTACGCTGGTTGACTCGAACAACAACGAGACGGTTCTGACTGAAGGCACTGGAACGACGAACTACAGTGTGTCTGTGTCGAGTTATCCAGGCACAGGTTCGGTGACCTACCCGGCGACACTGGGTACTGAGCTTGCAGGTAACGAGCAGCTCATTATTCAGCGTGTGGTGGATATCGACCAAGAGACTGATCTCGTTAACCAAGGTGCCTGGAAGCCTGAGCAGGTTGAGAACACGTTTGACTACAGCCGAATGATCGACCTGCAACAGCAGGATGAACTAGACCGGGCTATCAAGTCACCAGCCAGCACGCCCCTCGGCACAAACTACACGCTGCCTGCACCTGAGTCGCTTGCGCTGTTCCGATGGAATGAGGCGGCGACTGACCTTGAGGCGGTGCAGACGGCTGACTTGGTTACGACGGCAAACTTCTCAAACTTCAAGACTGACACATTTACAGATGGCGTTGACTACACCGCTGGTACGACCACTCAGATTACGCTTGATACTGCTCCTGGTACGATTGCTAATACTCAGGTGTACTTCGACGGCGTGTACCAAGAGAAGGCCGACTACGCCTTAGCAGGCACGGTTATCACGTTTGATACGGCCATCCCGATTGGCGTTAACACGGTTGAGGTTGTCTACGGCAAGGCCGCCGATGTGCTTGCTGGCTCGACTCGCGAGACACAGTTAGGCGACGGCAGTAAGACTGTCTTCACGCTGTCGAACGGCTATGAGCCTGGGAATGGAACGCTGCACGTTTACATCAACGGTGTGCGGCAAGAGGTTAGCTATGGCTATACAGAGACAAACGCAAACACAGTAACGTTTGACTCGGCCCCTGCTAACAACGACCTAGTCCTGTTCATCGTCAACGCGTTCGTATCTCAGACAACGGCTGATGCCAGCAACGTCAGTTACACCCCCAGCGGCACGGGCGCTGTTGCGACTAACGTGCAGGCTAAGTTGAGTGAGTCTGTCTCGGTAAAAGATTTTGGTGCTGTTGGGGATGGGGTTACTGATGATGCCACATCTATTCAGGCGGCTCTCAACTCAGGCGCTACTACCGTACATTTCCCTCCAGGAACCTACGCTTTTGGAGCTACAGTATCAATACCATCAGGTACCACTCTAATCGGAGCCGGACAGGGTAGCACTACTATCATCCCGCTAGCAGCACTCGGCCTTTACGATCCTGTGTTTGAGAACCCTAACCTTCCGACAGCCCAGAGTACTGTTGACAGTGACATTACTATCCGGGCTATGACGTTTGATGGGTCCTCCCGCTCTTACCCAGCGTATCCGACGGCAGGCTATGACACCTTAGGTTATATGGCACGGTTTGCAGCGGTAGATAAAGTCTTAATCAACCAGGTGGAAGTTACTGGCTGCGAGTCTTTCGGAATAGAGTTCAGAGGGTGCTCGCGGGTCCAGATAACAGATGGGTACTTCCATGATTGCGGTAAGATAGACCGCATTTCAGGGCCGTTGGCGTTCTTCCCATACGGTAGTCTCTGGCCTATCTCTGACATCACTTCGGCAAACCCAGCCGTTGTCACTGTTAGTGCTGGTCATAGTCTGAGTAACGGGAACACAGTCTATATTCGCGGTGTTAGTAATGGACTTGCCTCAGTACCGGATGGTGAGTACACAGTCGCCAATGCTACCGCTACCACGTTTGAGCTATCTGGTATCGACACATCGGCAGATACCGGGTTCCAGCAGACCGGGCTGGGTACAGTAGGCGCGGCTGGCGGCTCCGCTATTTCAGTAATAGGTGAAGATGTTGTTATTTCCAACAATATATTTAAGGACAACCTTAAGTGTGCTGTTGTTCTGAGAGCATCGCGCTCATTATTCACCGGGAATGTGGTAACTAATCACGGTGAAGCTGCGATATTCACGGAAATCAATGACCGACTAACTGTGAGTAACAACTACTTCAAGGGTGTGGTTATACGGGAGATAACTGGAGCGTTTATCGAGGCTAATTACCTTACCAACCTTGTAATTGCTAACAATCAGTTTGAGGAGTTCGCGGCTCACGCTCTGGTTATGCAGGGAGTTCAGAGTGCATCGGTATCAGGTAACGTATTCCTTGAGCCTATCACTGATGCCTCCTTTGTTTACTCAGCCACTAGCCCTATTGCGATTAGTACGGGTAATGCTGGTAACCCAATGTTGGATAAGCAGAAGTGCTCTATTCTGGTATCTAGCCTCTACACATTCCCGGCTAAGAGTATGAAGATAGACCACAACGTATTTACTGACAACCGAGTGTCTCCTCAGGCGACTTCCATCATAAACATCGGAAAGGCTGGTACGAATGACATTGTGTATGACATAAGTATCACTGAGAACGACTTTAACAACAGTGGAGTCGCAGCGGCTGACATGATTCAGTTTCTGAGTGACAACGTATGTTTACCTGAAACTTTATCAATTCGAGGTAATTCTGGTCATGGTAGTGAGGGGCCTGTGTACCAGAGGTTCTTATCGAACGCTACGGGGTTACAGAACTTTGATTTAGGGTTCGTCCCCCGGTACATAACTCTACACGCATACGCCACTCAGGCTAGTTATCAGCGAGAGTCTAAGACGAATATCGTTAGAGACCACAATGCAAATAGTTCGAGCATCGGGTTCGGACACTACACTGCTTTGGATGGAGTTACCACATCATCTACCGTAAATATGACGTGTAATACTGTACAGGTTAACAACGATGCGTGGAGAGTGGTGGACGCCGCTGGAACTATTCAGAACCAGGCTGAGTTTATCCGGTGGAACGCTGAATCTACGAACGGTATAGGGGCTCAGCTTCGTGTTGATAACATTACACAACCTCTCTACGTAGATATTACTTTCTACCCGTAAGGAGTAACCCATGTATAAACTAATGGCATCACCATGCTCGCAACAATCTTAGGCTTGGTCCCTTCCATTCTCGACAAGGTCATACCCGACCCAGTCGAGCGCGACAAAGCTAAGCTGGAGTTCATGAAGCAGCAGCAGTCGGGTCTACTGACTGAACTGCAAGGGCAGATTGACATTATCCAAGAGGAAGCCAAGAGCGAGCACTGGCTCACGGCCAACTGGCGACCTCTGACTATGCTTACGTTCGTGGTCATTATCGCGAACAACTATATCCTGTACCCGTACCTCAGCCTGTTCTGGCCTGAAGCGCCGCAGCTTTCGATACCACCCGATATGTGGGACCTGCTGAAAATAGGACTGGGTGGCTACGTCGTAGGCCGCTCGGCTGAGAAGGGTCTCAAAATCTGGAAAGAGCCAGGTAAGTAGCTGGTCCATGCTTGACGAGCGCCTAAAGTCTTTTGCCACTCAGCGCCAAGCGGAGGCAATAGACGCTTACAATGAATCAGGCGGCTCAAGCGACAAGGCCGCGTTGATTCTTGGGGTCACGGGCCGTTCGGTAAGAAGGCACATTGCCGAGGTAAAAAGGAAGGCGGCTGACGCTGGGTTCGAGTACGACATTGGGCGCATCTACCCAGCACCAAGGGGTCACATAGTCAGCGGCTATTCAGAGCTGGTCAAGGCTGGACCTGACGACCCTCTCAACCGCATCGTATACTGGGTCAAGACAAACCGGAAGATAACAGAGCAACTGAGCGAATGCCGCGCCGTTATCGAGGCAATGGTCGAAGACCTACCAAAACTGCCTTCATCGACGTACAAAGGAACTGTCAAAGACTCCAACCACTTCGCTGTTATTCCTATTGGCGACCCGCACATTGGATTGCGCACTTGGGCAAGAGAGGTCGGGGTAGACTGGGACGTTAAGATTGCACTGCGTGTGTTTAGCAAGGTGTTCGCTAGGCTGTTTCAGAGGACGCCAGACACGCAAGAAGCGATTATCTTCAACTCTGGCGACTTCTTCCATGCGGATAACATTCGCGGCGAGACAGAGCGTTCAGGGCACAAGCTCGACTTGGATGGCAGGCCTGCATACTGGATAGACGCAGGCATTCATATCATGCGCGGCATCATCGACATGGCGCTGGAAAAATACAAGCGTGTGGTATTTGTGAATACGCCGGGGAACCACGACGACATCCTGGGGCTGACGCTCGGTATTGCCATCAAGCATATCTACAGCAACGAGCCCCGTCTGACCTGCAAGATTGAGCCAACGCCGTTTCAGTTCGTTCATCGCGGCAAGGTGCTGCTTGGGTTCTGTCACGGTCACACATGCAGGTTGCCTGCGCTGCCAGGAAAAATGGCGGACGACCAGAGCGACCTATGGGGTCAGACCACGTATCGGCATTGGTTCACGGGCCACGTTCACCACAACCAGTGGTTGCAGTTTAAGGAGCATCCTGGGTGCACGGTTGAGTCGGTTGGCATCATTCCGCCACGCGATGCGTACGCCTACGGGGCAGGGTATGGGGCCAAGCGCGGCACTCAGTTGTGCATATTTGACATGCGTGGCAATATGCCTGACCGATACACTGAAACCGTCAGACCTGACGACTGATTGCAGCCATGATAGACCCCAAGAGCAGCGCACTCGATACCCAGGTTGATGGTAATCATTACTCAGTTATGGATATCCAGCCAGCCGAGTATATCCTGAGAAACAAGATTGGATACGCCGAGGGTAACGTCATTAAGTATGTTAGCCGTTGGCGCTCGAAGGGTGGCATTAGCGACCTACGCAAGGCTAGGCACTATCTTGACCTGTTGATTGAGATTGAAGCAGGCCAGGACTCGGTAAAAGTTTAGGAGAAATAAACATGGCACTCACTACAGTTAAAGGTGCTGTCCTCAATCGTGGTATCAACGTTAAGGACTACGGTGCCAGGGGTGATGGTGTTACGGATGATACAGCCAGCCTCAGAGCTGCAGCTACATATGTAGGTACGAATGGCGGGAAGCTGATATTCCCGACAGGTAATTACCTAATCTCTAATGACCTACAGATTCCCCTGGTGGGAGCGCCCGATATTATATTAGAGGGGCATGAAGCTACTATCACAGCCGCAGCTGGGTTCCCCGCAGGTAAGCTAGTCATAACCACAGGCACTGTAACAGGCGGGAGATTCACCTTTAGCGGGTTCACCCTGGATGCCACTAATGTACCTAATTCAGGTGCTGGTGAGGCTAACGATGCGATATACGTAGCTAATGAATTGGATGAAGTTACCATCAGTAACTGTCACATATTCGCGGGTACGGACTACGCTACGGCTGGGTCTGACTCAGGGATCTTCGTGGCGAGTGCTCTTAAGATTACCCTGGATAACAATAGAATCATTGGGTTTCCTGATGCCGGAATCTATATCTCTGGCGATGCTACTGGGCTTATCGGGGAGAACTGCTATGTAGCCAATAACTACATTGAAGAGTGCAGTGTCGGTATCACTACAAAACGTCAGTTCAAACGGAACACCAACGTCAATAACTTCGTTAAGAAATGTCCTAACGGCATTGCGCAGGGCGATACAGTTACATTACTCCCGGGTGACGGTGGTTTAATTGCCAATAACCAGGTCGTAAACTGCGACAGGGGTATCGAACTTCGCGTTGATAATGGCGGTATTGTTTCCAACAATAGGGTCATAGATAGTGGATACAACACCAGCTCGACCACTATAACTGGAATCTACATCTCTGGTAGCGACAATTCCGTTGTTGAAGGTAACTCGATAGTCGGCCTGTTAAGCGGTATCACCAAAGCGTCAGGGATGGATGGAATAAGCCTAATACGACGCACTATTGATGCCGTGAATTATGACTGTGATAGCAGCCTAGTCTCGGGCAACCTGGTTGAGGGCTTTCATACTGGCGTAAGGATGGATGCTAACTCGACAAATTCCAAGATTCTAAACAACGTAGGCGTGAACTGTACCGCAGATTACGTTACAGCTGGCACCTACTACCTCACCGATGGCGACAGGATGTATATGTCTAATGACAGCTATACGTTCTTTAATACTATCGCGGCTACTGGACGCACGAGCTACGGTCATGAGTCCCCGCAGCGCAAGCACCACTTTGCAGATGGATATGCTAATGGGTCTTCCGCGAACGGAGGTGTTACAGGCACTTCATATCTGTACGAGTCTAGCGCCACCCAAGTAGTTAACTATGTTTGTCCTACATCGAATCAGACTCGGTTGGTCTTTGGTGACCCCACCAACAACAATATGGCTGACTTTAGGTTTGACGCTAGTAACGATAAGTTCTCGTTCAACGGGGCCGCTGACGTCTTGATGGGGTCGAACAGTGTAGCTAACTCCAGCACTACAACTGGTGGTACAGGTAGTGCTGGCGCTGGCAACCAGTACGTGGAACTGACTATCGGCGGCACTACATATAAAGTCCTGCACGACGGTACTGTCTAAGGAGTAACCAATGGGACAGAAGGTATCCGGGGTTATCCCCACAACATGGAGGCAATATGCCCTACGAGCAACGAGATAACAGCGGTTCACTATTCAAGAATGACCGCAAGGAAACCAGTAACCACCCGGACTATACGGGCAAGTGCATGGTTAACGGTAAGATGATGCGCATGGCTGCGTGGATGAAGGAGTCAGGGTCAGGCACCAAATACATGTCGTTCGCCTTTTCTGAGCCCAGGGAGGCCCCGCCTAAGGATGACTGGGAGTCGCCCAAGAAGGCGGCGCCAGAGCCTCAGCCTGTGCTTGAAGACGACATCCCGTTTTAGTCTGCCGGGAGGGTATACCTATGCCAGAGAAGAAAGACCCACGGTTAGCGCGAGCAGGTGTGAGTGGCTACAACAAGCCTAAGCGCACGCCTAACCACCCTAAGAAGTCTCACGTTGTGGTGGCTAAACAGGGCGACCAGATAAAGACTATCCGCTTTGGTGAGCAGGGGGCTAAGACCGCTGGCAAGCCTAAGGCCGGGGAGTCTGACAAGATGAAAAGCAAGCGCGCTTCGTTCAAAGCTCGGCATGGTAAGAACATTGCCAAGGGCAAGATGAGCGCGGCGTACTGGTCCTCAAAGGTAAAATGGTAATGGCAAAGAAACCAGGACTGTACGCAAACATTCACGCCAAGCGAAAGCGCATCGCTGCTGGCTCGGGTGAGAAAATGCGCAAACCAGGATCTAAAGGCGCGCCGACCAAGGCGCAGTTCAAGAAAGCGGCTAAGACCGCAAAGGGGAAGAAGTAATGCCTTACGGCAAGAAGAAAGCCGCGGTCAAGTCTACATTCAAAACGTGCAAGGGTTGCACATCGCCAGCGGCATGTAGCAAGGCCAAGGCTTGCAAGGGCAAAAAGAAATAAGGGGGTGGTCTAGGAGCCATGCGCGCCAAGGAACACAGTGCGCATGGCTACCCAGATAGCTAACCTACAGCAGCTCCGCTTCCTCTACTGCCACCTCACCATAATCCTCTGGCCCTTCGGGCATTGGTGGCTCTTCCTCAAAGACCTCAGCCTCAATGATAGCGGCGGAACGCGTGGTCGTTTTGTCTTGCGACGGTTTGTCGGTTTCCTGTACGTCTGTTGCATAGGTGTAGTTCTCGTTGTCGTGTTCCAACATCTGGTCCAGGTCCGCTGACGACGGCAGATACTTCGCGATACGGCGCAGCACAGACTTCTTAGCCATTTCCTCAGGCCACTCGGACCACGGGCCTCGACCACTTGCGCGACTGACACCTCGCACCTTGGCTATCTGCTCCATGTTCATCAGCTCAACGACCGAGCCGCCGTCCTTCATCTTGGCGACGGCGTAAACACCAATCATGGGCCCGCGCTCACCAAACCAATCAGGCTGGTGGTCAGGCACGTCGTCGTTCGCTGGGTTGTACGCAAACTTGTCCTTCTCGTGCACCGTCTGCGCGGTGATGGTGCTTATCTGCCCAGAGTTTCGTAGCTTCTTGAGCAGCCCAGCAACCATAGGCATGTACTGCGCTGACCCTTTGAACTGGACGATAGCTGCCTCACGCCCATCGAGGATAAGTCCATCTTGCGCCGCCTTCTGGCACGCCGCGTAAATGGAGGAGCGATTGCACTTGAGGATGCTGGGGTTGTTCTGCACTGCGCCAACGATGGTGCGCATGAACTTCTGACTAGGGATGTGTGCTGGCAGCACAGACTTAAACTGACGCTCGTGCAATGCGAGGTCTTTGGTGAATACTGCAATTTCGTTGCTCACTATTTCTTCTCCCGAATGGTGAATTGACGATAGCCCTTGCGACCGCCGTAAGTAGTGCCGACCATGTCAGCCGTGATGAGGGTAGGCTCGGTGTCCTTGGTGCGGCCACAGTTCAACGTCAGGTCTTCCGCAACCACCTTGCTGATGTCGTCGCCAATGAGGTCAAGCATTTTCGCTTTCAGCTTCTTTGCTTCATCGTCTGCTTTCTTTGCTTCAGCCTTCCACTTTTTGTAGCGAGCCATGAAGTCAGACAGCTGCTCATCAGCTTCTATTGTTCCAGCACCGCCGCCTGGGTGTAGCTCAATAATTACGTCGGCGTCCATCTCGTAATTCGGCGTAGGCTCGACACCAGCCTCGATGCTGCGCCAGAACTCAGATGCTTTCTTGCGAATGCCTGCGCCCACCTTGGGGTTGCGTTCGCGGAATATGAGGTGCAGTGAGTTGCCACCAACCAGTGCGGCGATGATGGCGCCGGGGCGCTCTGCAATCTCAAGCTGATGCTGCACCTGCACCTCGATATGGTCGGGTGCCTCGTCTTCAGTCCAGTTGTCTCGGTAAACCCACTGGTCGACGTTCTTGCATTCGATAAGCCAGCCAGCGTATTCGCCCTCGGCCACCTCGTAGTCGAATGACGAGCCGAGACGGGCGTAAGGGTCGCGCATGTAGTCCTTCAGGGGCTTGATGGCGGCGTTCAGTTCCATACCCGTTAGCTGGGCTATGCCTGACTCTAGGGCGCGGCCTGCGCGCATCCTGAAGTTATCGGGGAACTCAGGTGTCTCGCCACTGCGCTTGCGGTGCCAGAGTTCAAACTCGGTCATGTACGGGCTAAGGCCGAATAAAGCAGCAGTCTCAGTGCTGGTCAGGTCTTGCTTGCGCATGCCGAGCCAGTGCTGCTCGTTGTCTGGGGTGATGCGTTCAATCATTGATGTCTCCTTTGTTGTCACGAGTGACAATGATGAATCAATATGACACATGCGTCAACAACGAATTGAAAGGCGAAAGTTACCTACCTCGGGAGGCGAAAGTTACCTACCTCGGGAGGCGAAAGTTACCTACCTCGGGAGGCGAAAGTTACCTACCTCGGAGTCACCTGGAGCCCATCAAGACAGCTCGAAATGCGGTGCATCAATGAACGGCCTGCGACCTTGCGACCTGCGTTTATCAACGTAGCTGTTCATGGCTTCCTCCATAGTTCCCCGCCAGACGCTGATATTGCTCACAGTCCAAGCGCCGCCCCAGCGCACCGAGGCGGTGTGGTGAATGGCTGCTTCTTTGAATGCGTCGGCAATCTCGTCGTACAGAGCAAGCTCCCAGCTAATGCGGGGCCCGATGTACGCGACGACATCAACCGCAAGCCCGGTCAAGTGTTTGCTGTGCATGGTCTTGGTTGCGCCACGGTCGTATAGCTCCTGCTGCGCTCTAACGGTTCTGAGTCCGCAGGTCACACCAAAGTCGACCTCGGTGAGGCTGATAGCTTGGTGGACGATAGAGCATAGCTGCGGGTGTACGCCCTCAAGACGCTGTAGTGACCTTTTCGATAGCCTGTACGTTGACATTATATTTGACGCCATAGACAATAATGAGGTTCGGATTCTAACACCCAAATTCACATGAGAGACAACAAGAAACACCTGAAGCAGAGCATTATTGATAACGTTCGCAAGCACGGCAATGTTGCGAAGGTGTGCCGTCAGTTTTCGCTTACACGGCAGTGCGTTTACCTATGGAAGCAGCAGGACGCTGAGTTTTCCAGGGACTTCATCCAAGCCGTTGCCGATGGCCGCAAGGCTATGCGTGCGTTCCTTGCTGGCTGATGCCTTTACGAGACTACCAACAGGTCATCATCGACAAGGCAAGGCGAGCGCTCACACGACATAAGCGCGTTCTAATCCAGGCGCCGACCGGGGCAGGCAAAACCGTACTCGCGTCGTTCATCATGCAAAGCGTGGCCGAGCGCGGTCAGCGCGGGTTCTTTATCTGCCATCGCCGCGAACTGATAGATCAGACATCAGGCACGTTCACCAAGTTTGGCATCCCGCATTCTTTTATCGCTGCTGGTTATTCGCACGACCCGACTAGGCTGGTGCAGATATGTAGCATTGATACGCTCAAGAACCGACTAGGGAAAGTTACCCGCCCCGACCTGTGCATCTGGGATGAAGCTCACCACCTGGCAGCAGGTGGCTGGGCCCGGGTGCATGACTGCTATAGCGATGCGTTCCACGTAGGGCTGAGCGCGACACCTGAGCGGCTAGACGGGCAAGGGTTGCGCCCTTGGTTCGATACGATGGTGCTTGGGCCGACTGTGTATGAACTAATTGAGTCGGGGCAGTTGGCGAAGTATAGGCTGTGGTCTATGCCTCCACCTGATATGTCCCAGGCCAGAACGAGGTTTGGCGAGTACGCTAAAGCTGACGTGGCTGCGGCTATTCAAGACTCCCAGGTTATGGGCGACGCCGTTACCCACTGGAAAAAACACGCCCTCGGTCGCAAGACGATAGGGTTTGCTGTGTCGGTAGACCATTCCGAGCAAATGGTGCAGAGGTTTGTGAGCGCCGGGATATCTGCGGTTCACCTGGACGGCTGTACACCAAAGAGTGAGCGCAAGGAAAAGCTAAGGGAATTTGCGCTAGGTCATATAGACGTCGTCTGGAACGTTAACCTGTTCAGTGAGGGGTTCGATGTCTCTGCCAATAGCGGCATAGATGCGACCGTAGGCGCGGTTATCGACATGTCCCCTACCAAGTCGCTGGGTCGCTGGCTGCAGCGCTGTGGGAGGGCGCTCAGGCCGCAAGATGAAGCGGTTATCCTAGACCATGCCGGGAATGCGTTGCGTCACGGGTTGCCTTGCGCACCACGAGACTGGTCGCTTGATAGCAATCCTCGCGCTAAACGCTCATCCGATGAAGCCGCCGGGCCTAGCGTGACCATCTGCAAGAAATGTTATTTCGCTTACAGCCCTACGATGTACGACCGATGCCCGTGCTGCGGTTACAGGGAGCCTAGCAAGTTTATAAGCCCTGAAATTGACGGCGAGCTAGAGGAACTTAAGCGCACCGAGGCCAGGACTAAACGCCAAGAGCAAAGCAACGCCAAAACGATGGAGGAACTCATAAGGATAGGGGTGCAGCGGGGATACAAGAGCCCCCGGGGCTGGGCTCACCATATCATGAAGGCAAGAGGCAACCGAAGTGGGCGCTAGGGAAACGGAGATTACCAACAGGGTCCGGCTTGCACTGGCTAATACCTCGCGGCTGTTTCGTAATCACGTTGGCATGGTTAAAGATGAGAACGGGCGCGTTCACACGTTCGGTTTGGTTAAGGGCAGTAGTGACCTCATTGGCTGGACAGCGATAGAAATTACCCCTGAAATGGTGGGCCGCAAAGTTGCGGTGTTTACGGCGTGCGAGGTAAAATCAGAGCGTGGTCGTGTGTCTAAAGAGCAGCAAAACTTTATAGACCAAGTCAACGCCCAGGGTGGTGTTGCATTTGTTGCGCGTTCTGCTGACGACGCATGCGACCATATCAGTGAGGCGCTAGGGAGGCTGGCTGGTGATTAAACTCCTGACTAAGATGCCTTGGGCGCGGTTTATGGTGGCGCTCTGCATCCTAGTTCTATCGGGGTATGCCACTAGCACCGCTGCTCAGATTGACGCCAGCAAAGAGCGTTTGGCTGCTTTTGAAGCGACCGCTCAGGATACTTTTAATGTCGCCATTTGGTTGCGCACTAGCGGTCTGTTGAGCGATGAGGATATTGAGCGACTAGGTACGCTGTTTTCGCGGATGGATCTAATTCGCACGCTGGCGTATCAATCGCTGGCTGGGGGTGATGCAGATGGGGTCAGCCAGTACTTGTCTAGCGCTCAAGAGATTTTGTCGGCTATCAACTCCATTCTTGGGGAGTCAATAAAGAATGCAGTTAAACACTCTCACGACCGCTCAGCCGCCTACAACGAGACTAGCATGCCGTGCAACTCGGTGAAGAAAACATCATCAAGGCTCTATGGGGCGCGTTAGTTGTTATGGTTGGCGTGTTGTGGAGGGTCGTTAAAGGCGAGCACGTTGAGATTAAGCAGCGGCTCGACTACCTTGAAACAACGAAGGTCAGCCGGGACGACCTGGACTCCCTGAAAACCCTAGTCATCAACAGTATGGATGCCGCCGAGCGGCGCGGCGCTGACCTCAGGCAGACTGTAGAGACGACACGCCAAGAAGCCAGAGAGTCAGCATCTCGGATACATGAAAAGGTCGAAGCTGCACTGACCCACCTGGACCGCAAGATTGAGAACCAGGCCCAGAACGTTCTGGACATAGCTCGGAATAGAAATGAACGAAATTAAATCCCTGGATGACGTACACCCGGACCTGCATGAAGCCTGGAATGAACGCGCAGGCATTCTAGAATACGTCGACGGCCTAAGCAGAGAAGATGCCGAGGCCGCCGCCTGGGTTTGGTATAACGCTGAGAGAGAGAACCTGTCGCGGTCCATCGCGATGTGATTACTCGTCCCCTTCCTTGGGTTTAACGTAGGCCCATATCTGTCTGCCGTTTTGACGGCGCCTTACTCGCTTCCAGCCCTCATGGGTGAGCACCCTCCCGATACGCATCTGCATGCCGTGGTTCTGCTGGGCTTTCGGTATGTCCATCTT